TCATACTCATCATTGCTAGGGATAATGGTGCTACCATATTATTTTATTTTTTTTGCCTCTTGGGTTTGATTTGCTCTTCTTAGTCTTTGATTTTCTTCTTTAATCCAGTTTGTTAGTTGTGTAACATAAATCTCTCTTTCCCACGGAATCATAGATTCTATTTCTGTTAAACTGTAATTGTGGTGTTGCATGAGTTGAAAATTGAGAGTATAATATCCATACAGGCTCAAATGGCTGAGCCCGATTTGAAAAAATCGATTAACCCTTTCAACACTATTTCCTTTTCTTTGCCTTCTTTTGTTTTAATTGTATCTTTATATTCTAGTTTTGGAGATGTTGCGAAAAAATTTATCATCTTTTCATATTGATCTTTTGTAAAATTACTAACAAATTCTGTTAATTCTGGAATAGAAAGCACAGCCCTATCTAATGTTTCTTCTTCTGTTGCAATTCCACCAATACAATGAACAATAAGATTAAATAATGGAACTGATTCTCCTCCTTTGGTCTTTCCTATTTCTTCTAATGTTGTAATATTAGGATAAGTCATTGTAACAATGATATTGTCTGTTATTGCCACCTCATTTGTGTGTTTTTTATCAAACTGAACTTTTATATCATCGATATTAATTTCAAGTTTAACTTCTTCATCACTGTCTGGGAAAATATAAGTAGGTGTCAACATCTCACCTATAGACTTTGCACGAAGTTGTAAATACATGTATTCGATATCAAACATCGGTAATTCTTCAATGTTTTGTATATCTACACACGATTCAATTAAATCCCTAACGGCGCGCATTACCGTTAGTTCATCTGAAGATTCTTTTGCCATTAAAAGAATCTTCTCTTCCTTTACAAGAAATGGTCTGAAAAACTTCTTTTCTCCAGTCGAGGGTAAAGTCAATTCATATTTTGGGGTTGCTTCTTTAAGCATTTCTACTATACTCATAATTTTAATTCCTTTTTAATAAACTTTTAAAATTGTTAACCAAATCCCATTGCTTGATGCACATCGACAAGCAAATCTCGGTAGGTACCAACACCTGATGTGGGTAAAACGGCGGGTGTGCGGCCGCTGGATGCAGGCTGCATTCCTGCATTTCCAGTTTGGTGATACTCATACATGTAATATTTAATCATAACTTGAACTTTTGTGGTTTCATTCATCATTCCATATCCCTGATTCACCGGGACTATACTAACAGGATATGCACCATACACATCATATGTGGCAACAGGCGTGTCCGACCCAGATAATTGGCTTATGTGTAGGTTGGCATTCTGGGTGTCAATTCTGTGCGGAAATGCCGCACCACCTCCTGCACCATTCATTTTACTTTCCCAGAAGTTTCGCATCTTGCCGAGTGAATCTTCTGGAAATGTCATCACAACATTATCATTGAAGGTTTCTCTATATGGATATTGTACTATTGGACCAAATAAGGAATGTGTAAACACACTAACCGACTTAGAGGGAAGGGTTATTGACTCTGGATACAATTCTGTCTCACCATATTGAACAGAATATCTGGCTGCGCTAGCAAAACCCCGTCTGTATAGGCTTCTGAATGCTGAAATGTTCATAAAATATTACTCTTTGTTGCCATATAGGTATTTATACGAGAATATCGTCTTCTGTTAGAATTATAAAGTCCCAATCTCTATTTTTACAAAATTTATTAGCGGCATCCCATTTTGCTTCATTTACTGTGTATGTGACACACTCGTTTATATAATTTTTTGTCTTTCTTTTTGGCTTTTTTGGTGGTTGTGTTTGTTTCTTTGGTTTTACTTCAATTATAACCATTTTGGTGCTTCCATTTTTGTTTTTCATCTCTACGATGAAATCTGGAAAATATTTGTGTTTTTTATTGTCGATGGGAGAATAATATGGTATTGATAATTCTTCACTTCCCCATTTTAAAATATTCACATTTTCATCAAGATATTTACATACCCTTCTTTCCCATAAAGATCGACAAATGATATTTGATGGGTTTCCAATATATTTCTCTTTATTGTTTATTTTATATTTTGTTTTATATGCCATATATAGTTTAGACTCTTATAGGCGATATGTATAAATATATTGTCGAGAAATATAAACTTTGAAGGAAATCCATAAATGACAGACGCACAGTGGCCACAATCTGCAAACATAGTACCCGGAGAAATTGGTGGGTTTTTAAACTTCTATGCTCAAGAATTTGAGTTATATGTGGATAATAGGTCTGCGCTTGTAAGTGGTAATGCATCGACTGGGACTCAGGGAGGCGTCCGAACTAAGGGTGGAGTCCACAATATAACTCTGCCATATGTGAATAGCGTTGCAAACGAAACATCAACCTGGTCCACCAATAACAGTAATGATTGGCTCAATCGTACTGATTCTGATACAGGCGCATTTGACATGGCAGTTGATTTCTTTGGGGATATTTATGATGGGCTGGATTTCTGGTATAAGGTTCAGACTATGAATATGGAAGTAAGTAACGCTGGATATAAAGGACCAGTATTAAGACAAAGACACTACACATATAGTTTGATAAATCGTTCTGGTGCTGAAAAAGAAGGAAAAGAAATAGCAGAAATTTGCAGATCATTTCAAGCATCTGTATATCCAAAAATGTCCCCAGGCTTCAGGGTTGCAGATAATATTGTCATGCCTCCACCAATGTGGACTATATCATATGTTCCAAGTGTTGGTGCCGCCCCCAGACCACAATTTGATAGAAAAGTAGACCCGTATGATGCACTTGATATGGAATCACATTGGGATTTTAGTCGAGTTTGGGAGGGTAAGAGTCCTTGGTATTTCACCACGACCACCCGCCGGCGAGGGGAAAACCTAAACCATCCAAGCGTAAGTAATGCAGGGCATAATTTGTGGAGATGGAATATGGACCCATTTACTTCTGTTCTTGTAAATGTATCAATATCTCCCACATCTGCAACAGATTCTATACAAGTTCCGACCCAAGATGGGTGGCCACTTGTAACTATATTAAAACTCAGTTTCCTAGAAGTAGACCAAGCACTTGCCAATCAAAAGTGGGATGCTATTATACCATATAGTTGGGCCCAAGACGAAGATAATAAGTTCTTTAAAGGCTCACAAGGCGCGGCATCAGCACTATAAGTGAGATAAAATAATGTTTGAAAACTTTCCAAAAATAGAATATGATTTCGTAAATGAAGACGGAACATTTACCAGAGAAATGCAAGATATCTTTCGTAGAGTTTCACTCACAGAAGAAACCATAGCAAATGGAGAGAATTATAAATTCTATACCATCAATGATGGAGATACTCCAGAGAGGATTGCCTTTGAGGCATACGATGATGCATCACTTTGGTGGATCGTTTTGCTAGTAAATAATATTTTAGACAAGGAAAACGAATGGCCAAAAAGTGTCACCGACCTCAGTAAACTGTTTGATGATTTTTTGGATGGGTATAGTTATTACACAATGGAAACACTTGATATCCAAAAGGACGATATCATAGTAAAGAGAGATGTAACTGCCGAAGGTTCGATAGATATAAACACATATGGTGTGATTGATAGTTATGATTCTTTTTTACATAAGTTTAATGTGAAGAACCAAAAAGCAAGCGAAACACAACTTGATGAGAACGAGGAATTCTATATTTACAGACGATTTGACGATGACTTTGTAAAAATTGATGGGTTTGGATATACTGCTTGTGCAAGACAGTCTGTTGGTTCTACAGGATGCGCGATAGTCGGATATGAGTGCGCCGCGGAGTTCGGAGGAAATGTATGTGGAACTGGACCATATTGTGCAACAGCAGGCTCTACTTTTGGAATTATTCGTAGAAGAGATACCATTAAAGGTGGAGTAAAACAATTTGAATATAAGGAAAATACATTAAATCCATACTCCGTTCCAAACGGAGAAGGAGCGAGTGGAGACTTTTATTTAAGTGTAGGTCAAAATCTCTGTGGATATACCTCTTGCATATTGTACAAGTATATTGTGGATGAAAATCCTCTTCCAACTTATATTAAAACGGTAAGTGAAGGTGCAAACCTTATTCGTGGTAATGATGACAGAAGAGTGATTAAACTTGTTAAACCTAGTGTAGTAAGAGAAATTGTTAAAGAATTTAATACACTCATTATTAGTGCTGTTCCTCCAGGAACAACAAAATATATAACCCTCAACGGTTAGGAGAAATTGATTATGGGCCAAATGACACATGCAATGGGGTTTGAAGCATCCATCTCCAAACTTATCATTAAAAAGATATCCTGTGATGAAGAATTTTGTCTTGTGGGGTGTGATGATAAGGTTGGAACATTTTTATTAGATTTAACAATAGAAGAAACTATATTATCTCCTTCCGTAATGGGAAATATGCTGGTAAAAGAACTGGGCGATTTCATGGATAAATTTGTAGTTACTGGCCATGACGAAACCGTTTATATAGAAATAGAAAATTTGACTATCCCAAATTCCAAACATAAATTAGAATTTTGTGTCAATGATATTCATAAAGTAGCCAATGCCGCTACAAGTGATAGTTCTTATGGGGGTTCGTCTAAAAAGGTTCAGTGGAAAATTCATTTTGTTTCTTGTGAACCGATGTATCTTGATATTCCAGACTGGCAAGAAAAGGCTGGATTTGCGGGAGAAGACCGTTTTCTGAAAATTGCAAAAGGAAATCTAGGTGGCGAAGCGGGGGAAGGTGCGGCCGAAGGAGAAGGTGGTAAAGAAGACCTAAAAGATTTAGTCAGTGAATTAGCAGATAAGTATTTCAATCCAGGTGCAATAGAAAAGTATAGTAAAGCACAAAAACCGATGGAAATTGAAACCACCCACAATTCAATTTGGTTAAAATCCCATCCAAACCTATATCCGTGGGGAAAATCAACAAATACAATGTCATTAATGAATACGATGACAAATCTAGCAGAAAATTCTATAACCGAAGACATGAAGCATAGCAATTTTATGTTTTGGGCAGATTGGGATGGATATCATTTCAAGTCAGTTAATAAAATGATTGCAGATACAAAAATGCCAAAATCATCAGAAGGAGCGCCAGACCTTACTACACCGCATGTCTATCAAAGGAGTGATGGTGTGTCTATGTCGGAGTTTCTGGAAGAAAAGGGAGACCCTAAAATTTTGTATCTGAAGGAAAGTACTGGATATGACCATATTGGATTTTGGCAAGATGGGGTATATTCTTCTTACTATGAACGCATTGAACCAAATTATTCAGACCCCTATGTGGATTATCTCGATTCTTCTTCTAAGCACCCATCTAAAGTTATTGATTATGATTATCACAGAGATTGGGAGGAATGGAATACAATAGAAGAATTTAAAATTATTCCAGATGATATTAAAACAGATATCGACAAAAAAGAACCACAGAACAATAGAGAATATAGACACAATAGTGAAATTTATGGATACTTTTCTCCCTATTTAAACGACCCAAACCCCAAACCATATGATTTTATTTCAAGTAGGTCGCAAGATAGGGGAAGGTACGGCAGAGGTAACAGTATATATTGGCAAACAATGAACGACCAGACTAATTTGCATGCCACAGACTTGGAAAAATTATATAATAAAATTATAAAACCATCGGAAGAGAATTACAAAGAATTTCTACGAATCAAAAACTTAAAAGAAAAATGGAATGTTTATAGACATTCAATATGTTGTGATAAGCAAGACATTAAAAAGCAATTCCTTGCAGTGATTGACGATGCGGCTTTAATATCTGATGATGGTGGAACTCCAAATAGAGGAGGAATATATGAATACTCTTGGAGAGAAGTTGAGATATGGCCCACGGCCGCTGTCAACGATATTTGTGGGGAAGAAGGAGAAGAACCTGAAATCTTATCAAGTGAAGATGCCCCACTTTCTGTTGTTGTGGTGCCTGGCGGATTAGAAGGGAAACACTTTATGGACACAGGCGAAGGTGAAGAAGGTGAAGAAGGTGAAGAAGGTGAAGAAGAAGGTGAAGAAGAAGAAGGTGAAGAAGAAGCATCCACTCTTGGTGGTTGGACAAACGGAGCGTATAACATTAATGAATTGTTGAACACAAAAGAAGGTGATGATGTATATGTAGGACCAGGAGTAAATGTTGCAGACGATGACTTCAATGATTATCCAGAAGCATATCAAATGATGCCAGTCGGTGGTTACTTTAAAGTTGGTGAAGACCCATGTGCAGACGACCACGAAGAAACTATACACTTCCATAAACATGTGGTGCAAATGTATAGACTTCCTGCTTATATGCTAGACTGTATTGTTCCAGCAGGGAGCGAATTAGAAGAAGGTGAGGCCGAAGGTGAAGGTGAAAATGGTGAAGGTGAAAATGGTGAAGGTGAAAATGGTGAAAGTGAAAATCTTGGACCAGAAGAAATTTTCTTCTTTGATGTTCCGAATGCACATGATGGGTTATGCGGCTGTATTGAATAATAATGAGTACACATAGAACATGTTGTTGTGGATGTGGTGATAAACCTTGTAATGGTAATGAATTTTTATACGAAAATACAAGTGGAAATTGCCCCGTTTGTGCAATAGGAGAATCAACATATACTTATGCTGGCTATGAACCCCTTGCTCGTATGCTTGGAGAGCAAGATTATTTATTTATAGGAGAACCTTGCTGGTCTAATGTAGTATGTGATGAATATGGTGACTGTAGGCCGCCAATGATTCCACCACATTACTATCAGTTTGCATCTCCTATGGGATTCCTTCCATGGTCTCCGCAAGTGTTTGGAGAATGGATAGAAGGATGGGAAAGTCCACTCGTCCCAAAGGGCGATTGTACTATGCATTGTACAGAAGAAAACATTGGTTGTCATACAATTGCATTCGTTGGTAATGTTGGAAATTATCACCAACAGGGTATTCATTGCGGTAAGAAAATTGCAACCGTTCCTCCAGAAAACGATGAAGACTTTGGAAATTGGCAATGGACAAGAGAATGGGTACAGTCTGGTGGTAAGTTAGTTGTTATGGGTGAAGACGCAATGTGTCTTTCGGGCTCTTTAAAATTTAATAAACTAGAACCATTTTATACATCTACTGGCTGTAATATTCCTTGTGATGTTGAAGATGTATTTGGCGAATATCCAGACGAAAATGTTTCTGGTGCAACAGTATCAGATAGATTAAAATTATTTGCTGAGTTTTGTGCTGACGGTTCTACTGGGGAATTCGGTCCAGAAGGAATTACAGGACCAGAAGAATTTTTTGAATTTAATAGTGAACGTATAAATGAGAATGAAATTATTTATGATGAGGGTGGAGATATCGTTGGCATTAAACCGTGTTGCCAAAAAACCCTAAAACCGTTTAAGAAAGAACCAGAAGGTTCAACAGGTGGAAAATTACCCTTTTCAGTTTACACTGTAAATGCATATGGATTAATTCCTATCAATAAAGGAAAGTCATTGGTTGGTAGTTGCGATAGTAAGGATTGTACAATTGTATATAAAGAAAATGGTAAAGGTGGGGTTATCGTAGTTTATGATAGTGATGTGTGGGGAATGACTGCCACACAAAAAGGATTAGACATGTATGCAGTTGAAGCAGGCGAAATGGGAATAACACCACAAGAACTTAAACTGAAAAGTTGTAACAATGACTTTTGGAAATTTTTATGTGAAGAATTTCTTGTAGATGAAGATGAACCATACGAACCAGTCGAATGTGAAGGTCCTATGTTTTGGGATAATATGGGTCCAGATTATGAAGATAATGAATGTCTTTCTATTGCCGCATGTTGTTTTCCAGACGGTACTTGTGAGGATATGAATGCTTGGCAGTGTTCCAAATTAATTGGTAAGTGGCAAGGAAGATGTTTGGGATGTGATAACAGCAACAATAATACCGCAGGAGATTGGTGTTGTCCTACATGTTCTGATATGGGTGGAGGAGAATAGAGATGGTGTTCATTGAACCTTGCGAAGTTGAAGAATTATTGGGATCATGTTGCACTTGTGTAGTAACACCACAAGGTGACGATGATGGTGGTGACGGCAGTGATGGTGGTGACGGCGGTGATGGTGGTGGAGGAGATTGTGGTGTTCCGTGGGGCCATAAATGTGAGGCAGATGGGGATTGTGCAGGGGATTTTTGTTGTAGAGATGTAAGGGCACCGTACACTCCATGGCCCGATCAACCCATAGGCATGCTGGCATGTGGGAACTCGGAATGGGACTGTAAGCGTTGTTGGGATTGTAACGGCGTAGTTGGTGACGAGTTATGTGACTCGGGCGATAATTATTCACAAAGTAATTGCACACATGGATATGGCTGCCCGTTTGAATGTCAATTTACGGATTTGTGCTATATTGAAGGGCAATGTCATTGCGAGATTAATACAGACAATTATCCTTCAGGTTGCTACTCTCAGTGTCGTTGTGTTCCGTGGAGTGCCTGGTGTATGGGTTGCGGTGATTCATGCGATTCCGATTTAATTCCAGATTATTTAACATGTAGTCCTTATTATCCCTGTGGCGGATATGATTGCCAGGGGGTACATCTTCTTGACACAACACTTGGTGCGTGTTGCCAACATGAATATGTATACGGTGAAGGGTGGATATTTACTGGCTGTGAAGAAGTGATGTTTGCTGAATGTAAATTTGGAAATTGGTGGGGAATCCATACCACTTGTGGAGAATTTGAAGATTGTTGTGTTTTTGGTCCTACAGACGAATGTACCGTCGATTCGGACTGTCCAGAAGATGGTGATGTTTGTTCTGATTTTGGTAATTGTGTAACAGGTGCGTCTTGTGATTGTCAGTGTTTAGATTCAATTGCTGAATGGGAATGTTGTGAAGAAACAGACGGTGATGGAATATGGCACATAGGTGAAACCTGTGAAAGTTATGACTGTGAAGAAGATTGTCCAGAAGAACCTGAATGTGGTCCAGATGTTTCGTGTCCACCTTGTTATAGTTGTGAAGGTGGCACATGTGTTCCCGAATGCGAAGAATCTGCTGATTGCCCAACAAATCGATGTTGCCAATTTGGGTGTTGCATCCAATGTCAAGATGAATGTGACAATGATTTGCAGTGTGATGGCAATCAATGTTGTAAGAATGGTTCTTGCACATATGATTGTCCAGAATGTAATGTTGATGGTGAATGCCCGGGAGAACAAGAATGTGAAGACGGTGAATGCGTTGACCCGCCAGACCCACCAGACCCACCCTGTGAGAATGATGGTGATTGTCCACAGGCAAAGTGTTGTGAAGGCGGTGAATGTGTTTCTTGTGACCCAGACCCACCAGACCCACCCTGTGAGAATGATGACGACTGTGCATCTGGACTGTGCTGTTCTGCTTTTGGTGATTGTTATTCCTGCCCAACTGGTGGTTGTGGTTGTGCAAGTCCAGACGGTATATTCTATTATTGCGACTGGAATTGTGATGGACCTGTGCCGTGTGATGAGGGCGATGATCCTGATGACTACGGTCAGTGCTATATTTGTTATTGTTGCTGTCATAACGAAGAATGCCCAGATATCCCTGGCTGTTACGGAGGGTAGGTCTAGAAGCATATAAATAATATAAAGAGACTCATATGAAAAAAGTACAACTAATATCAAAACTAACAGAATTTGCAAACACCGCATATGTTCATAGTAGAAAAATAACTCATGCACATGGTGGTGTGTGGGATGAATATCCGTGTGCAAATCCAGACGGTCCAGTAGACAATAGTGATTGTCCAGAAGATGATGATTTGTGTAATTGTCCTTGTCAAGAATTAAAACCAGATTCAGAAGAACAATTAGAAAGAATAAACAAAGAAATTCACGGTGAAGATGAAGAAGGAAATGCACCTGTGTGGTCTGTTTCTCCTGACGACATGAAAGAACCCACAGAAAAAGAAGTCATAGAAGCAGAAGAATCTATTAAAGAATGTGAGTTGATTAAAGAAGCATTTAAGGATGACGGTGGTGAGGATTGGTTGGGGTGTTTGTGGAAAGATTTAAAGCATCCAAGTAGTTGCAATTGTCCCTGTGTTGGGAAAAGGTTTGGCGACTATCTTAAACTTACAAGAACCTATTCAACATTCTGGGATACAGAACCCAACCAACCACTAATAAGAAATGCACAGATGTCCCTCCTTCGTTCACAACAGATAAAAGTATACATAATGCCGGATTATACTTTGAGGCCTGGTATGTTTATTTACATAAAAGACCCAGAAGCGGAGTCCAGAAAAGAAAAAAAGTTTGGTGGTAGGTGGTTGGTTCAAACAATAATGCACAATATGGGCGCCACTCCGTTTGCGGCGGGTATGATTGTTACTGCTGTACGAGATACTCAAGTGACAGACCCCAACGACTGCGGCGAATCCCCTTTAGATTAACTTATAAAATAATATCATAATAAATGCGTCACTGGTCTTTATACATACAATATCAGAATAGCATTAAACCCACACGGAGAACAATAAATGGCCATTGTAAGTGCAAACACCGACATAAATATAGATTTAAATAAAAACAAATTTACTAATGATGTAGCAATCATGAGAGATGTTCATTCTGTACGACAATCTCTCATTAATATAATACTCACAATTCGTGGGGAAAAACCATTTAATGTGGATTTTGGAACAAGGATTGAAGATTCTTTATTTGATAATTTTAATTATGTAGACAGTATAAACACTCAAATGGAAATAAGAAAAAGTATAGAAAGATATGAACCAAGAGTTGAAGTTGAAGAGATATATTTAGGAGATGTTCCGTTTTACGAAGGAATTGATATTAATCCAGCCCATTCAGAATCGGCCGCAAAGGCAATAGTATCAGACACACATCAATTATATGTTTATATTTCATATTTTTTGGTAAGGGGATCATCTAGTAGAGTAGTTGAAGATGCAATAGAAATCGGGATAAAAAAGGTAAGATAATATGGTACAACCAAATGTAAATCTTGGAAGTTTAGATTTTGCTTCTGTTAAAGGTAGTATTACAGAGTTTCTTAAAACTCAAGACACTTTAAAGGATTTTGAATATGCAGGTTCAGCGATTCAAGTACTTCTTGATATTCTAGCATACAACACAATGTATTATGGTCACTATTCAAATATGGTTGCCAGTGAAATGTTCCTAGATTCAGCACAAAGACTATCGTCATTAATATCACTAGTTAAACCATTAGGGTATGTAATACCCAGCAAGATATCTGCAAAAGCAAGAGTAAAAGTTCGTCACGGCGGAGAAATAGGGACACCACTTAACAAATACACCAGATTTTCTGGAAGAAATGAGGTAGGAACAGCATACTCTTTCTATACAGTTAATGATTATGCATTAAATCTTGACGGAGAAGCAATTGTAGAGATTTATGAGGGGAAAAGTTTAACTCAAGAAATTCCGTTATCAGTCGATAGAAAAACACAAAAGGGATTTTTGCACGGATTAGAAATCGATATTTCTACGATTACCATAGAAGTAAAAGTAGATGGGGCCCATAGTTGGGACCCATGGGCAAGAGCAGATAACATACAATCTGGTTTGAATGATACAAGTAGTGTGTATTGGTTGGAAAGAAGTGAATTGGGATTCTTTATTGTGTTTGGTGGAAATGTTGGAATCAACACTACTGTACAAGTAGGAAAGCAAATAGGGCCAAATGATTTAGTACGGGTATCATATTTAAAAACCAACGGCAATGCAGGAAACGGAGTAGGAAGTTTTAGAGTTCAAGGACTTGCCGCAGAAGGTGAAACTGATACGCTGTCAATGTCTTCTGGTGGTGCAGACGAACCAAATTTAGAATCTATTAGATTCTTTGCACCAAAATGGTTTGCCGCACAAGATAGAGCAGTAACTGTAGAGGATTGTAGAGCATTGCTGGCAAGGCATGGATATGGGGACAATTCTGATGACCCACTATCCGTATTTAATGTGTGGGGTGGTGAAGAAATGACACCCCCAATGTATGGTAGAGTTTTTGTTTCTGTTAATGAAGATAATGCAGTAGATTTGGCAGTTCTTGCAGAAAGTGTAGTAACTCTGTTAAAGGAGAAAACCTGTGTTACAATTTTGCCAGAATTTGTAAACCCCCAACAAATTGAAGTTGTTGTTGCTGGAATGCTTGGTTGGGATCCCATGAGAACCGTTCTTTCAAGGGAACAAATAATGAACAGAATATTAGAAAAGATGACAGAAAAATATCCACTAAAATTTAACAACACATTTAGCACATCTGAGATTTCTGGTGCTATTAATTCTGTTGGGGACTCTGCTGTTTATACTGATCAAAGCACCTTTTCATTAAAAATTAGGGGTAAAGTGTTAGGACCACAATATGGTTCGGTAAAGGTTAATTTTGGAAATGAATTAAAACCAAGCAGTGTTAGTTCTTCTGAATTTGTTGCAGGGCCAAGAATTACTAGCGATTATGATATTCCTGCTGGCCAATTGGTGAGAATTAGAACTTATGGTGGTTCGGATAGATATGGAAAACAAAAAGTAGAAGCATTTTATCAAAACGAAAATAATACAATAAGTCGTGTTCCAAATGTTGGTGAGTTTTATCCAGGAAAAGGAACTCTAAAAATAGATGATGGTGTTGCTGCCGTGGATTTTTATGTTACAGTGGTGCCATTAAATTCTGTAGTTGTAGCAGATAAACATATCATTTCAAAAGCAATTTTAGATTTTAATTTTGTAAGAGTATGATGTATAGGAATTTGATATAATAGATGTTTATTAACGGTATTCCATTCAAACAACCCTCCAAGAATGAATTTTATCAAATGATTTTGGTGGGGGAAAAAATTGATAGGCTGGAAGATCAAGCATCAAACCAATACATCGATATTCGGCATTTATTCCCAAGATACATCTTACGGAGAAGTGAATCGTCTAGTCCAACAAATTACTTGGTAAAATTTACTCAAGCATATTATGATTGGTTATATAATTTTGGTGGTTATAGATTATTCTCTTTACCCTTTCATTCTATTGCAATAACCGAATTATTAGACATAGATTATACGCCTGATGCTATTTTGAAACATTTTATATTCACATATGCATCTTGATTTCC